GCGAGCGGCGCGGTAGCGCGCGACGTCAGCCTCGATCTCGGCCAGCACGTCGGCGGGAAGATCGTCGGCGGGGTCCATCGATCCGCGCACGCGCGATCAGTCAATCACCGCATTTCGCTCATTCGTCGCTCGGTGCCAATCCCTCAAGGCGGCGTAGCCGCTCTCCGTGACGAGAGACTTGGCTATGCGTCGCGCGGATCTCGGCCAACAGCCGGGTGTGGCTGTTGTCGAGGCGCTGCACGATGGCGGTCAGCACGTTCACGTCATCGCGTAAGCTCGCGAGCTCAGCCAGCATCCGATCCTGCTGACGCGCCAGAAACTCCAGCGTGACCGGTTCGCGTTCGCTCGTCATCACTGCCGCCGTGCCGCGTTGATCGCATTGGCGATCGCCGACACCTGCGCGGCAACCTCGGCGCGTTGCGCGCGAAATTCCTCGGCAAGATCGCGACGCAGATCCTTCAGTTCAGTGTCGACCCGATCGATGCGCACGTCGAGCCGGGTTTCGAACCGCTGAAACATGAATGCGAACAGAGCAAAGCCGCCGATGATCAGGGCAGCCAGGGCGCTGAATTGCGCGATTTCGCTCATTCGGCAGTCTCCTCGGAAGGTTTCGCTCACCGGCGGGTCTCCTCGAGCCGGGTCAGCCGGTCGCCATGCCAGCTGATTGTCGCGCGTAGTGCCCGAAGGTCAGCGCGCTGCGCAGCGATTTCGGCGAGCAGGCGGTCCTCATCGAAGGGCGAGCGCGAGCGCGCACCACGATCGTAGGCGGCTCGGTACTCCTCGATGAGCTCGCAGATCTGCGCCAGTTGTTCACTCATTTCGGCGTCTCCTCATGGGTGCGGCGGCCAGAGATGCAGTGCCGCAAACAACAATGCGGCCAGACCCGCTCCGATCGAACCGGTCCAGATCTTCAACCGCTGTTCGAGGTCGCGCAAATCGGTCTTGGTGGCGAGATTGGCCCCTGACATAGCCTCGGCGCCGCTCATCTTACGCGTGAGGCAGATAGTGAAGGATAACGCCGGTTGCCGTCGCGGTCGCTGCGATGATCAAGCCGGTGGCGACCGCAATCATTCGCCCGGCCCGCACCAGCATCCGATTTTCGAGCGCCGCGATGTCGGCCTGTAGCGCGGCGATGTAGGTCTTGGTCGCGACACTCGGGACCGCCTTGATCTCAGTCATGGGTGCGGCGGCCAGTAATGCAGCGCCGCGAACAGCACGCCAAGCAGGATAACCATCAGGCTACCGAGCCGCGTCACGGTGCGGTCGATCTTCGCGTCGATCTCGGTCATACGCAGCAGCATTCGTTGTTCGAGCTGCTGCAGATCCGCTTTGGTGGCGACGTTGTCGTGGATCGCGTCGAAGATCTCGGTTGCGATGCTTTCCGCGGCGTCGCGAGCGATGCCACCTTGCTCCAACGCATGCGCGAGAGTGAGGCGATCAGTCATTCGGTGACATCTCCCCGACGGCTTGTCAGCGATGATGATGATGGCTCGCGTGAGCGCGTCGCGAAAGCGATCGAGCGGCAGGTCGTCGAGACTGCCGCCCCTGGACTTATCGTGCTCATAGCCCGTAGCTCCTGGCCAGCTCTTCGAGTTGCTGGGGTGTGTACTCGGCAATGCCGGTCAGCGCGAGTAGAACCTCGTGGCGAAAACGATCCGCCGGCAGATCGTCGAGTGTGGCGCGCTTGCGGAGCATCCACGCCTCGACATGGCGCGGGTTAGCCTCGGGTGCGAGTCTTCTGATTAGGTGGTGGTAGCTGGCCACTTGTGTCCCCCACACATGCATGGCCACAAACATAGGCGCAATCATTGCGCCGTCCAACCTCCGTTGTGCGGACCCGCCGCTCGGATCATCGCAAGATCGGTTCGAGCATGTGCTGCAGCGGCTCAAACAGCCAGTTGACGACATAGGCGAGCGCACTCGCGGAGCCGGCTGCCATCGCCATGACAACCGCGAGCAGCACGATCGCCTCAAAGCGGTGACCACGTAGGAAGGACTCGAACAGATCGTTCACAGCGGCACCCGTTTGATAAAAGGGAAGCGCGCCGGGAAGCCGCCGGCGCTCGGTGTGCGCTACCAGCAGTAATATGACGCCGTGCCGTTTTGGACCCCGTAGCCCTGACAGAACGTCCGGCTCTGTCTGGGCTGCGCCGGGCGCAGCGCGTACTCGTATTCGGCGACGGTGCCCGCTGCGTCGAGCACGGCCCCGAGCACGGTCCCGAGCCCCTGGAAGAAGTCGCCGACGGCCTGATTGGCGCTCGCCTGCGCGATCCGCTGGTCGAGGGTCTGCAAGTCGGCAAAGGTCCGGTCCTGCCAATAGCCGAGGCAGGTCTCCATCGCCGTGCTCGGCGGCAGTTGCGGGTTGGGCGCGTCGGCGTGGCAATAGGCGGCGTGCTGCCGGGCGGCGCCGCCGATCCGCTGCTTGAGCGTGGCCAAATCGACCCGGCTCAGCTTGCGGCCGACCTCGATCGCGGCGGCGAGATTGCGCACCCAGTTGGCCTTGAGCCCCGGCGAAGCGCAGACGATGCGCGTCGGCGGGGGCAGGTCGGGGCGGGCGCAGATTGCCTGAGCCACGGCTTGCGCGTCTTGCGCCTGGGCGGGGGCGGCGAAATTGCAGGCCGCCAGGGCGAAGGCTGTGGCGAGGGTAACGTGCTTTAGTTTCATGTTCATCTCCGTTTCAAGGCTTTGTCCCCCGCTGGGAATTACCGGCACGGATTCAGTGTCAGTCGTTTCTCGCGTGCGGCCATTCGCAGCGGCCAGGGTCGCCGCGGACGCAGGCGCGCTCGCCGTCCTTGCAGCGGGCGCAGTTGTGATACTCGAATTTCGGGTGCATGCCCGGCAGCAACCGGCGCGGATCTCGCGGGTCGACCGTCTTGTTGTATTCGACGGCTGCTCTGACCTCGTCGGGCAGCCATACGCGGGTCTGTTTCATCTCCAGTCCTTTTCCGGGGTAAAGTTCTGTTGCCGACCATTGAACGGCTCTTTAGGGTCGCCGACCTCGGCCGGCGCACCCGCTTTGGCTTCCGTTGAGCGCGCGCGCCGGTCGGGCACGCCGCCCGGGTGTTTGCAGTCATCGCGGGCGGCACCTCGTATTCCTAGAAATCGGGTGACAAGCCGATATCGTCGCGGTCATAGCCGTCAATGTGATCCGCCTCGCGCGAATGGCGTGTGCTGGCCTTGCGCGGCTTGCGGGCGGCTTTGAGTTCCGCCTTGCGCCTTGCCTCGCGCGCTGCTTGGCGCTCGCGCTGTTCGCGGGCGACGCGCTGGTACCGCGACTCAGTCATCGGTGCGTCTCCTGCACCGGCTCGACCATGACGCGGTATTGCTTGCCGGTGCCGTCGAGCTCAAAGATCATCGTGTGCCGACCGGTCTCGGCATAGTCGGTCGGGATGACGATGTCGGTGCGGCGCTCAAAGCGCAGCCCGTCGATCTCGAAACCGTCCGTGCGCCGGATGGCGGCGGTCAGCGCGTCGGCGTAGCTGAGCAGGCGGCCGAGCCGGCCCATTGGCTGTACGATGCCGGCGATTGTCATAGCCCGTAGCTCCGTGCCAGGGCCTCGGATTGCCCGGCGCCCGCCTCGGCGATGCAGTCGAGCGCAAGCGTGACCTCGCGCTTGAACCGAGCGGGCGACAAGTGATCCAGCGTGGGGTGCTCGACGCGCATCCACGCCTCGACGTGGCGCGGTTCGCAGTCGGGCGCGATCTTCAAGATGCTTTCGCGGTAGCTCATTGCGTGGGTCCTTCCGTTTCGCAGCGTCGGGCGTTGCAGCGCCCGACAGCGACAACATAGGCGCAATCATTGCGCCGTCCAACTTCGTTGTGGGTTAATCGGCACCTTTCTCCGCCTATCTACGCGGAATGCGGAGATAGCCGAACTCCTGGGTCAGTCGCGGCAGCTAACGAATGCCGGGTCGTCCGGCGTCACGGGCGTCCTCGGGGTCTTCGCCGTCGCGCTGTTCGGGGAGATCCCACTGGCAGCCGCAACCCGGCCACAGCGGGCAAGGCCCGACGGCGACCATAAAGTCAGGGTCGTCAGGCTGCGGGCGATACTCAAAGATCTCGCCACCGTGACACTCTTCGAGCGGGTAGCTCATCCGAAGGTCTGCCGGTCAATCCAGGCGTCGCGCAGCGCGTCGGGGTCCGGCCCATGCACCGGGCAATTGCGCCGCACGCTCGGCCGCATGTCGCCGCCGCAGGTGCACTCCGGGTCGTCGCACTCCTCGCGCTCCTCCGGCGGTGTCGTCTTCCACGCGTCGTAACCTTTGAGACTCATTTGCTGATCACCTTCTGGCCGTCGTAATGGGCCAATGAGAAAGGGAAATTATCGCCGTCGCGATTGTAGATGACGTTGATTGGGACGTCCCACCGCGCGCCTCGCGAGGCATAGCATTCAGCGGTTTGGACCACCCACAACAGTGTCCCTTCAGGGCGCTCCGCAAGGTAAAGCGCGAAGCCGTTGGTGACTTTGATCGCCAGCTTGCCGTCGTAATCGTAGCCGAACGGCTCGAAGGTATAGGTCCAACCTCGGCTGTGGATGGCGTGCAAGTCTTGTTCGCATTGCGCGAGGTTGCGCCGCTGCACTTCGTCGCCGCCGTCGGTCGAGGCCTCCGTCCGCGGGGTCGGCGTCGGCTTGGCAGAGGTGGCAAGCCAGGTCACCCCGGCGCCTGTCAGCGCCGCTGCGACCACCGCGACGCCAGCTATCGCGCCTCTCATTTCGTCACCGGGCCGCTTTGGCTTTGTCGGCTCGGTCGAAACCGACCTGCATGATGCTCGTGACGCAGAGTTCGGCGATCGTATATGAACCCCAGTTGCCGCGCGATAAATTCTCAGCCATCTCCGGGTTAGCGACGCATTGACGATAGAGGTCGCGCACCGGGCCTTCTTCCGTGTTGATCTTGTAGACGAAGAACATCGCATCAGTGGTCACTAGCAATGCGAGACGATCCGCTTTGACTTCGTCTGCGCCAGTGCCGCGAAACAGTGCTGCGGAGTCTCGGTAGAGTTGCCCGTACTCTATCGGACAGACTGGCCGGGTTAACTCATATGCGCCAACCGCGCTAAGCACGGCGAGGATGCTGCCAACCGTCAGGCCGATCGCGCACTTGTGGGGCTTGTTCATGGCGCGACCTCCTCGACCCGGCGGTCAAAGCGCAGCTGGGTCAGCCCCTCGACCGGGATCGAGCGGTAGCCGCGCTTGTGGTGATCCCATACGACGATCAGATCGTCGCGATTGCGGTGCGGCCCCTTCGGGCTGCCGACGACGGCGAAACGAGCCCACATGGTGCGGCTCTCGCCGGTCGAACGCTTGGTGAAGGTGCAGCCGAAAAACCGGCCGCGCGTGGCGCGGATCGCGGCGGCTGCCTGTGCGGGTGTGATCATTGGTGCTTCCGTTGTCAAAGGCGGGCCGCCTTGCAGAGCGACCCAAAACGACGACACACACGCTCCTGTCCGTCCTAAAGTCCAGTCGAGTTCTCAGTTAACTAGGGGCTTTGCTTTATGCTCTTAATGCGCAGCTATTGCGCCTCTGCGGGCGATCCACTATATTGCGCGGCATGCCACGCGCCTGGCCGCAACAGCTCACGTTTTCACAGTGGCGGGAGCGCCTTGCCCTCACGCAGGACGCGGCAGTGGAGGCGCTCGGCCGCTCGCGGCGCCAGGTGCAATATTACGAGGCCGGCGCCCAGATCCCGCGCGTCGTCAGGCTGGCGATGCTCTACTTGCTCGACCACCCGGAGGAGCTGCCAAGCCCTGCTGCAGGTTCTTCAGGGGCAATGGGACCCGACGTTTTCCGAGCATAGCTACGGCTTCCGACCGGGACAGAGCAGCAGTAAGGCGGCGCTATGAGCCGCCGCGAGTTCGAGCCGACCCAGGAGCAGCGCGACAATGTCGAGCTGATGATCAGTTTCGGCATCCCGCAAACCGACATTTGCAGCGTCATCAAAAACCCTGAGAGCGGCAAGGCGATCGACGAAAAGACCTTGCGCAAGCATTTCAAGGAAGAGATCGCCACAGGTGCGACCAAACTGAAGGCGCTGGCCGGTCGGCGGATCGCCGCGACCATGCTCGGGCGCGCGGGCGGGATTCAAGACCCGCGGGCGGAAGCAACGCTGCTGATCTTCTTCGCCAAGACCCGGATGGGCTGGAGCGAGGTGAGCATCCACAAACACACCGGGCTCAAGGGCGGCGACCCAATCGAAATCAGACATGCAAGAGACGATCTCAAACGCAAACTCGCTCGCCTCGCTCTCACCAGCACGGCAGAAAAAACTTCTCGCGAAACTGACTGAGCTGCAATGCGATCTGCTGGCGCGCGACTGGCAATATTGGGCGCGTCCAGAGCAGCTGCCGCCGCCGGGCGAGTGGCGCACTTGGCTGCTGCTGGCCGGCCGTGGCTTTGGCAAAACCCGCACCGGCGCTGAATACGTCCACGATCGGGTCAACCATCACGGCCACCGGCGCGTCGCGCTGGTCGCGGCAACCGCGGCCGATGCCCGCGACGTCATGGTGGAGGGCGAAAGCGGTCTGCTCGCCATCGGTCTCGAAGCCGAACGGCCGGTTTACGAGCCGTCAAAGCGGCGACTGACCTGGCCCAACGGCGCGATCGCCACGACCTACACCGCCGACGAGCCGGAGCGCCTGCGTGGTCCACAGCACGACCTCGCCTGGTGCGACGAGATTGCCACCTGGCGCTACCCCGAGGCCTGGGACATGCTGATGTTCGGGCTTCGTCTCGGCAATGATCCGCGCGTCGTCGTCACCACGACACCAAGGCCGGTTCGGATCATCCGCGAGCTGCTCGCCGACCCGACAACCGTCGTGGTCCGCGGTTCGACTTACGCAAACCGGCACAATCTAGCACCAGCCTTTCTGCAACAGATCATCCGCAAGTACGAGGGCACGCGGCTCGGCCGCCAGGAGCTCGAGGCCGAAGTCCTTGACGACGTGCCTGGCGCCTTGTGGAACCGCGAGCGGCTCGAGCAATTGCGCTGGCCGCTCTACAAACCCTTGCCCGAGTTGGTGCGCATTGTCGTCGCGATCGACCCGGCGGCCACCAGCGGTGAGGACGCCGACGAAACCGGCATTATCCTCGCCGGCAAAGATGCAGCCGGCAACGGTTATGTGCTCGGTGATTATTCGGGGCACTACACGCCGACCGAGTGGGCGCGCAAGGCGATCACGCTCTATCGCGAGCACAAGGCTGACCGGATTGTCGCCGAGGTCAACAATGGCGGCGAGATGGTCGAGGCGACACTGCGCATGGTCGACCGGAATGTCCCGTTTACTGCAGTGCACGCGACGCGCGGCAAGGTGATCCGCGCCGAGCCGGTCGCGGCGCTTTACGAACAGGATCCCGGCCGCGTCAGGCATGTCGGGGCGTTCCCGACGCTCGAAGACCAGATGTGCGCGTTCACGACAGATTTTGATCGCGCCACTGCGGGATTTTCGCCGGATCGTGTCGACGCGCTGGTGTGGGCCTTCACCAACTTGCTCGTCGAGGCGATGGCCGGCGAAGGGATTTACGAATTGTACCGTCAGCAGGCAGCGAACGCGGAAGCGGCCAAAGTCGTAAAGCCGCCGGCGCCGACACCGCAGCCGGGATCGATGGAGTGGTTCCAGATGATCCAAAACAGCAAGACCGAGTGAGGCGCCATGCCGAGCGGCGGAGTGCAAACCTCTTTGGTCGGAATGGTCAGCTCGCTAATGGCGCCATTTCGCCGTCAGACACCGGGCAAGGGCGCGCCCATCTATAGCTATGCCTGGAGTCAGAACACCGGCGGCGGCAATGGCCGGGCACAAGACATCACGCAGTTTGCGCCAGTTTTTCAGCCGAGCGGCGGATTGTTTGCCCCGGGCTATCCACTGGTGCCGACCGATTACGAGCGCACTCGCCGGTACAACTTTCCCGTCGGCATCAACTACATCTACACGCCGAGGAGCTTTGAGCCGATCGGCTTTGCCGAGCTCAAGGCATTGGCCAATGACGACATCACCCGGCTGTGCATTGAGACCCGCAAGGATCAGGTCGAAAAGCTGGGGTGGGCGATCAAGTCGCGCGACGAGGACGCCCCAAAGAAGTCCGGCACCGACAAGCGCATCCAGCAGCTTACCGAATTCTGGGAATATCCGGACGGGATCACACCGTTCGGAACCTGGTTGCGGCAGTTGACCGACCAGGTGCTGGTCACCGATGCGCCGGCGCTCGAGCCGCGGCTCAACCGCGGCGGCGACATCATCGGGCTCGACATCATCGATGGCGCCACGATCAAGGTGCTGATCGACGACACCGGGCGCCGCCCGCGACCGCCGGCCCCGGCGTTTGAGCAGATCATTCACGGCCGCCCGTGGGTGATGCTCGAAGACGGCACGCGCGCCAACACCGAGGA